AAACAATTATTTTCTTTTTTATTTTTCTTATTAAATAGTAATAATTTGTAAGCGATTGCATTGAGAAAAGATATATTTTACAAAGATGAATCCCAAAAATATTGAAAAGATAGTTTTGAATGAATCGTTCATTTATTTATCTGTATATTTTTTTTCAATAATAATATCGGAATGATTCATTATATATTCATAGAATATTAATATACAAATTGTCATAAATAGAGTATCAAAATCTATATAATTCTCAATCTTGAAAGACTTTAAATTCATATTATAATATTAGATATGTTTAAAAAAATCTGGATCGGTCGGTAAGGGGACATCGGTTTTTATAAAACGAGTCGCATGAAATAATTCATTCTTTGTATATCCAAACGGTTGGATCATTTGTCTACTGTTCTTAATCTTCTGATAATTATCAGCATGTATCTGAGGACAATTATTTGACGAACCCTTATAAGATATTTCTTGATAATTTAAATAACCTTCTTTTAATTTGTAAGAAAACAAACACAATAGTATTATTAAACCCAATATGTATATCATATTTATAATATCTTATAAAATTAGTTTAAAGAATATCATATTTAATTGAGTATAAAATGAATTATTCTTCATTGTATGAGGAAGATCCCGATATATTTAGTAATCCATATGGGAGTCCTTTAGATCATGATCCTATATCTACACTGAATAATATAACAGACGAGTCTATCCAAATTATAGAAAATTTATTAAATACTATGAATAATTCACACGTTATACATATAGATGATTCAGAATTTGTAGACAAAGAAATAGATGATATTATCTTGAAGTTAAAAGAATTCAGTAAAAGCTTTGATAGTTTACAAAAAGATTTAGATAAATCACTTAGTATTTATAACGAATCCCTCAAGGAAACAAAAGAAGATATTAATAAAATTAATAGTAGTATTAATTTTATTAAAACATGTAATCCTATCAATCCTAGCAATCCTATCAATCCTAGCAATCCTAGCAATCTTAGCAATCTTAGCAATCTTAGCAATCTTAGCAATCCTAGCAATCCTAGCGGTACGGATGAAAAAGTAAAACAAATTATTGAATCGTTAAAAGATTATATTCAGGAGATCGGTGAAAATAATAAATTAAAGATAGCAAAGGAAGATTATCTACAAAAAAGAAAATTATTAAACAGACATATCTATCTAATAAATAGTATCAATAGTTGGAATGTTTCCGCGATATGTCCTATCTGTATTACCGATAAAATTGATAGTTATTGTAACCCCTGTGGTCATACAGCCTGTAGAAGTTGTTTAGATAAAAATTCCAATATAATTAATAATGTGAATCATAATAGATGTCCTATTTGTAGAGAACAAGTAATGGATATTAGGAAATTATATTTGATTTAACGTTCGCATTTCACAGGTTTTAGCCATTCTAAAACTTCTTCATCTTTATCTAAGAGATGAAAACTATCCGTATCTCTGATATGATCTATCCATACTTTTTGACCCTTGATCGTTTTAATATGAAGATTAAAAATACACGAATTATTATGAGTATTGAATACAGATTTATAAAAATCTAATTCTTTTTGTAAGAGATTTAGTTTATCCTGTTGATCCATAGTTAAGTCTTTCTTCTATAATTTGATAGTAAAATATCAAATTTATTTTAAAAATTTGATAATAATTATCATTTAAATATTATCAGTGTAAGTTCAAATAATGGTAAATACTACATTATCCCGGAATGGTTATAAAATTAAGAAAAACGATCTAAGTTCAACTCAACTCAAAACGATAAAAGATGATTTAACTGTGAATCCTTATGTTGTTGGAGATTTTGGGAATGGTAATGAAAAACGATTCAGTTTATATATGGAATCACCAAATAGTATTTATCTGCCGCGTTTCTATGCTTATGATCAATTTGGTCAACCCAATCAATCTAAAATGGAAGAAGGTCAAGATATCAAGATTAATTTTAATGGATCGTTACGATCAGAACAATTACCTATTATTGATTTATATCGGGTAGCGTGTGAAGAAAAGGGAGGTGGATTAATTTCTCTAAAATGTGGTGGAGGTAAAACAGTTCTTGCTTTATATATTATTTCTATGTTAAAAAAGAAAACGATTGTTATTGTTCATAAAGATTTCTTAATGACGCAATGGAGGGATCGTATTCAGCAATTTTTACCGGAAGCAAGGATTGGTAAAATACAACAAAATACAATTGATATCGTAGATAAAGATATCGTATTAGCAATGGTTCAGAGTTTATCACAGAAAGAATATGATCAGAGTGTATTTTCATCCTTTGGTCTAGCTATCTTTGATGAATGTCATCACTTAGGTGCTGAAGTATTCTCAAAATCTATGGCGAAAGTCGCCTCAAAATATATGTTAGGTTTATCAGCGACACCCGATAGAAAAGATGGCCTAAGGAAAGTATTTGAATGGTATATCGGTCCCATGGTCTATTCATCCAAATCCGATAAACAAGAAGATTATATTGAAACTCGTATTTATGAATATACAAATGATGACCATCAATACTCCAAAATAGATAAAGTCTATACTAAAAATGGACCTAAACCCTGTATGCCTAAAATGATTAATAATATTTCAGATTGTATTCATAGAAATTTATTCATTAATGATCTTATTAAAACAGAATATGAAAAAGGAAGAAAAATATTAGTATTAGGTGATCGTAGAGAATATTTAAATCGCACGGAAAAATGGATCAAGGATAATATTGGACCAAATATTGTAGGTCAATATGTTGGCGGCATGAAACCCGCTGAACTTAGAGATTCACAGGAGAAAGATATTATTCTGGGAACATTTTCTATGGCGAGCGAGGGTATGGATATTCCGAAACTAAATACAATAATTCTTGCCTCACCTAAATCAGATGTTGTTCAGAGTGTCGGGAGGATCTTGAGAGAAAAAGCATCTGTGAGACAATTTCATCCCTTAGTCATTGATATCTTGGATACTCATCCAAATCTAACTCTTTTCTCCAAACAATGTGATAAACGTATTAAATATTATAAAAAAAGTAATCACGATATTCATATGTATTATATGGATGGTTCTAAAGAAAAGATTGAAAAAATAAAAAGAAAATCTAATAAGAAAAATAAAAAAGAAATTTATGAAATTAAAGAATGTCTTATTGAAGATTAAAAAAATATTATCTATCTTATAAATGGCAAAGACCCTTAAAAAACGTAAGAGGAGTAAAATAAAGAAGCGTAAGCAAAGTCATAAGCAACGTCGTACCAGACAGATGACAAATAAGAAAACTCGTGGACGTAGGCTCAGGAACAGTAGGAACCGTAGAACCAGTAGAACCAGTAGAACCAGTAGAACCAGTAGAACCAGTAGGAATAGTAGAAAAATGAAAGGAGGGGCTGCCGACGGTCCCAACGTTGGGCTATTATCCGGGGAAGAAAAAGCACCAACCAGAAGAGAGAAGATTGCTGATCTGACCAGTAGTTTCAGTAGGAACCGGGACCCGGTCGCCGCTCTCGCCGAGAGCGGTGAGACAGTGTCCGGATACCAACCACTACATGACGACCAACGACAACGCCCGCAAGGTTTAGTTCCGGAAAAGCGCATAGACACCGAAGATGGGGAGGCGTACACGCTGCAAGAATTCAAGGACCAGTATGATGACTGGAATGATCGGTGGGTCGCAGCAGTAGCGCCGGCGACACAGTCGGCACCAGTCCAAACAGCAGTAGCGCCTGTGACGACACAGTCGTCACCAGTTCAACAACCACAACCGGCAGTTCAACCAGTAGTGACATCAGGACCACCAGCCGCTCATCAAGTAGTTCAGGAACCACCAGTACAACCAGTAGTGACACCAGACCAACCAGACCAACCAGACCAACCAGGACAATTAACGCGACAGCAGGCGCAGAGAGCAAGGAGAAAAAAAGCGGTTGATTTAATGGCATTGACGCAGGCGGCGGTGATAGAGGCCGGCCACGGTGAGGCCGAAGCGGTGCGTGAACGCGCCGCGGCTGCTACTGCTGCGGCTACTGCTGCTGCTGCGGCTGCTGCTGCGAAGGTCAAACCAGTAGCAGAGGGGGCAGCAAAGCTGGCAGGGGTGGGGATAGGAGCGACTGGTCTGGTTGCCGTCGCGCCCCTTCTCGCCACTGTAGCGGCTACAGCGGTACCCGTCGCGGCTGGATTATTGGCGGCGGGAGCAGGAGGTGTGGCTGGCAAGTTCGCCGTAAATAAAACAATGCAATTGGGAAAACTTGCGAAGAAGTACGGCGACAAGAAAACCCTCATATGGGCGATTAAAGTATTGGCCAAGGAGGGTTGGCAGTTTACATTACCGGATAAAACCGTAGCCACGTCAGACAAGTTGGATCTGGCTCTTGGTTGGATAGAGAAACACTATAAATCCGTCAAGGAAGTCAAACCTGACCTGGCACAACTTGATGGGACTCCGACACCAGGATCAGTCTGAAACTCTTATTAAGTAAGAGATATTACTTTTTATATTTAAACATCCCATTACCCAAAAGAATCTTATTTTTTCTCCATTCTTTTGATGCATGATCAAAATCAATATTTACTTTATATTTTTTTCTTTCTACCTTTTCTAGTAGTATTAAATTAATTGGCATCGTTTCTTTAGGAAAGATGACCTTAAGATACTCTCTACCACTTCTTAGGGGCATGATATATATTATATACATATATATCATTTAATATAGTAATATCAAATTTATATGACTTATCTTAAGAAATCTATTTATAAAGATGAGTCAGAAATTATGAATAATTATGAATAATAAAGAAAAAATTTATATACTCTTATATCGCTTAGGTCTTAATAGAGATGTTGTTGATATAATTTATTCAAATAAATTATATCTTGAAACAGATGAATACAAAGGTGAACAATATTTAAATGAACTAATTATTGAGGATTTAAAAATAATGAATTTCGAATCATTATTTCATAGAATTGATACCGAAAAAAATAATTATTTAAATATACTCGGAATAAAAGAATTATTTAAATTAATGAAAAAAGAAGAATATGGGTATGTAGGGCATACAGATATTTATTGGATGGGGGCAGACGGGGGGACTGATCGGGAGCAGTTCGTGAGCGCTTCATCTGAATCATCTGAATCATCTGAATCATCTGAAGAGTCAGACTTACCTTTGAACCAGATTATTCATACTATGATAAATGAAACTCGTGAAACTCGTGATATCAAAATGACAGCTGATGAAAATATCTCTTATTTTACTATAAAAGAATGGATCAAAGGTGATATTGGTGAAAGTTATTTAGAAATGGTGAAGGGTGATAGATGTCTATTATTTGATTATTTCAATAACTGATCGTTTAATAGATTATTTTTTTATTTTCACCTACTATAAATAAATGAACTCCGAAAATAATCTAATAAATACAGTGAATAACTTTTCATTCACAAATGAAATATCCCTAAACAATGATAAATCACAGTGTAATCCGTTTAATGCGAATAATAATATGGGTAATTATTTTCAACAGTGTACAAAAGATAATCAATCTCCTGCATGGGGATCCAATAAACCTGTTCCAGAAAATTGTATGAAACCTCAGGAAGGTTTCCCATGTCATAATATCTGGAATAATCAAACGAAACGTAAAGGAGTCGTTCACGATGAAAGAAATTAATTTATAAACTCGGTATAAATTCCCAATTTAAATCCTTACACATTTTTTCCCATATTAAATCTTGTTGATGTAATTTTTCACGACTTTTTAATAGTGTAAAATATTCTAATAAATGATCATATTCTAATAATTCACAAAACTTGTGTAATACATAACTATATGATAAAAAATTTTTACGATTCGCTGGACAATTTTTCATAAATGGAATCTGAATTTCCTTAAACAGTGATCTTAATATTTCTTCGTTTTTACGATCTAATGTAGGAGCACTTTTACTAGTTATAATAGATAAGATATGAGGTATGTTCTCGTAATATTTATTGTAATTTAATTTTTTCAATATTAAGCGAATATCATTGTATTTTAATCTTTCGGGAACAATATGTTTATTTTTTTTGAGTTCTTCATATATTTCCTCATAAATTTCATTTGGTAAATCTGTTCGTTCTTTCGCCTGAAATTGAGCCAACCATTCATTAAAATGATTTATTCTTTTATATGTATAATATGTTATTTCTGATTGAGGATCGGAATAAGAAACCTTATCTGTAACTACCATAATATACCTACTCTTGCCACAAGTTTTACAATATAATTCTGATGTTAAATCAGATAAATATAATTTACCATTACAATTATCACAAATATCATCTTTGATAATATGTTTTTCATTTAATATAGTATCATTTATGTTACTCATATAATTTGTCATTATTTTTTCTCGTGTATCTTCGGTAGATCCTTCATCTACTTTCTTTCCAAAATAAGATAAGATACCACTATTCGCATCACTATTCTTCAATTTATTATCATCGCGATAATATCTATCCAATAATAACCCATTATCTAAATAATAGGTAGATAATTCGTTTTCATTCATGTCTTGTACAATTTCCCTATGAATATCATCTATCATTTTTCTTTTATCGGTGTGACATTTTTTTAAGGGTTTGTCTTTTAAAAGCGACATTTATAAATTAAATGTTATTAATTTTTAAATATAAATGGCGTAAAAAAATTTTATGAAGAACTAAGAAAAAATATAATATATATAATATATATATAAATGACTAAAAGAACTAAAAGAACTAAAAGAACTAAAAGAACTAAAAGAATTAAAAGAACTAGGATTCCTAAAAAATCTTTAAAAAGATCTCATAAGCGAATATTTCAAAAAGGCGGATATAGATTTGAAAATAAATCAGAGAAGAATGTAATACTCTACAAACTAGTTAAAAAAGTAAAACTCCCTTTGTCGGCCGAGAAATTAGATCGTCTGATAGACAACGAAAATAATAGCATGCAGTGCCCAATCTCAGGAGATTACATGAAAGATCCTGTAAAAACTACAGATGGACAAACATACGAGAGTGCGTCCATCGAGGCGTGGTTTGCCAGGGGGAAGGTGACATCACCAATAACAAATGCGGCACTAGGTAACCTGACTTTAACAGAAGATAGCGAAATGAAAAACAAAATAGATAAGTTTAACTCTCTGGGTGGGAACGAGGAGGAGAGACTAACTCGTTTAAAAGCATCATGTTATATCCTTAAGGATTATATTCAGGAGGATGAAACGGATTCATTCATATTAGAGAAAGTTGAAGGCAGTCCTATTCCTAGCGGGATGGCGATAGCAAAGATGGGGGACGGAGGTTTGGATGGGAATTTGGTTGTGAGGATGCCGTATTCTGATCTGAACCCGGCAGCTGGTGTTGGATTCAGTGGGCAGACATTGATTTTAGCAGACCTCCGTGGCGAGCACTCGTTGTTTGCGATGACGGGGGCGCTATTTAAACCAGACGAGGAACAGAAACTCGTGGAAATAATTAAAAGCGATTTTACTCTGAATAACGCTCTGTTTGCGTTGAGAAAAACAGGATGGAATAAAGATAAAGCAATGAAATTGTTGGAGAGTACTCCAGTACAAAAGAGAGAAGCAGAATTAGGCGCGGCCGGATCACCGAGAGCGGATGCGCAAGAACTTCGTCGTGAAGAAGAGAAAAAGGCGGAAGATGAAGCGGCGGACGAACTCATGCGCGATCGCTTTGAGGCGGGTGGTCATGACTAAAAAATCATTAGAATTTTTATAATTTTATTAAGAAGGAGAATTATGTAAATATATGACAGAATTTTTAAATAACTATTTAAAAAAAGAATAGATATTATCTTATAAATGAATGATTCTGATGATATCAATGAAGGCGAATTAACAGAATTTAAATCGCAACTGAAGCAATGGTTAGCGATTGATGAAGAAATCTCTAAACACGAATTCAAAATTAAAGATCTCAAAAATCTTAAAAAAAAAATATTAGAACCACAAATTACGAATTTTATGGTGAATCATAATGTAAAAGATATTAATACGCAATCTGGTAAAATAAGATGTAATGAAAGAGTTCAGAAAAAACCTCTGAATAAAACAAATATTAGAAGTAATTTATCACAAGTAATTACAGACGATACTCAAATAGAACAGGCCATGAGTCTCATTATGAATAATAGAGAAACAAAAACAATACATGTATTAACTAAACCTAAAAGTAAACCAAAAACTAAAACTATGGAAACGACACTTTAACTTTATAAATATTTTCATATATATTCTTGTGATACTCTAAAATATCCTTATCATATAATTTTAGATGATCATAATATTTAGAATATTTCATATAAGTATCTATTAAATATAGTAAGTAATCATCAAAATCCTTGTTATTTTTATGTGTTATCATATTCTTGCTTATATATCTATTATAAATTATATCTTTGTTATCATAGTTTATATTCTTATTTATCATGTAAATTGGTATATTTAATAATTCATAATCCTTGATAAAGATATCACTATTATTAAATAAATCAACATATGTGTAAATTTTTAATAAATTTACGTTTATATTTTCTATCATATTTAATAAAATTATTTTTTCATCTCCCATACACTCCATAAAAACATCATTGATATTATATTTACGTTTACATAGTTTATTTGTTAATTCTTCTATTCCATCAAAATTATCGCGAACCGAATGGTTAGCTCCCTTGCAGTCGCTCAATAATTTATTGAAATTATAATTAGATTGATATATTTTCATATCTAACTCATCTAAACTCAGTTTGAACTTTTTTTTTATTATTATTCTTAGGCATATTTTATAGTATTCATTATAACTGTATTCACATTTTATACTTGATATTTTACATCTTACAAAGTGTTTATTTTTAATGAATAATGTATCACACGTTATTATTATCTTATTATTGTAGAATTGACCCTTCTTCAAAAAATCTATGATCAGATTAAAACTCTTTTTATCATGCTTCTGAAAGATATGAATATCATCTATTAAGAGACCCCTACATTCATTCTTTTTCTGAAACATTAATGTTATATTTCTCTTCCCTACTCTGTCATTTATGTATTGATTCATATCCGAAATACCTTTCAAATGACTACTATCAATTCTTAACAAAACGGTATCTTTTAACAAGTCTAATGCTAAATGAGTTTTACCTGATCCAGGATTACCATATATTAATAAAGGTTTATTCTTTTCTAGAAGAATATTCATAATAAAAAGATAGGTAAGAGTTTTTAAATAAATTTATTTTTTACAATAAATTAGAAATATCATAAGTGAAATTTCTCTTATTGTGATAAACAGGCATATCCATGGGCGTCGGTAGCTTCTCTAGATCCGCAATATATCCCTGATGCTGTTTCACATTAGATGTTATATTATCAACAGCATAATCCAATACCTTGCCATTTAAACGTCTTATTTCATCCACAATATTATCTACATCTGTCCTGAAATTAGCATACTGTAACATAATAGATCTCATTATAATAAATAAATCATTCTCAGATTGAGTAGAAATAACCTGATCCGTATTCTGATAGACCCGATATCTGATTGTATCCTGAATAACTTTAGTATTCGTTTCACCAAAAAAAAAACTATTCAGTGAATTCTCCTCCAAGATACCCTTGATAGATGATTCTCTATTATCTTTCTTAATAATAATATCAGTATTTTCAGGAAATTGTTCTTCGGAAACTATATTTACATCTCCTAAACGCCCATTATTTACTCTATCTTCCATCGTGTCTAATGAATCTTTCTGATTTTCAGATAAAAAACTTGTTAAATTACGAGTCTTACTACCATCTGGATTAATTGTTTCGGTATAATCTGATAAGGTAGGGAAGCCCGAATCAACTTCACCTGGAATAATAATACCCGAACCCGATACACTCGGTCTAGATAATAAATCATAATCATATAAATTAGTACCAACTATTTCACCATCTATATCTAAGCCAATCGCCTCATCGTAATTACCCCCTCTAGCTCCCGCATTAGAAATATAAGTTGACATCTATATATCTATGAAATATAAATTTATTATTTAGATTTAATCTAAGCAGGCTAATAATTGATCTAATTCTTTTAACCATATCTCCTCAATACTCAACTTATCCAAAGTATCATGCTCTTCACTCAGTTTAAGTATCTTTTCTTCAAGTTTCTCAATCTCATCTTCCGTGAACAGATAAATTGACATCTTGATTAGATAATCATAATGTTTCGTATCACTATCAGTCATATACTCAACTACCCGACCGTCTTGAACCTGAAGATATTCATTCTTTAATAAATCATTAATGATATCAATACGCTTCTGTTTATAAATCTTAATTTTATCATTCATTACATCGGTGATAAATCTCATTTTACTCTTTAAAATCATCAAGTCGTTTCTAAGATTAGTTAGTAGATATTCTTTCCGCTTGATATATAATTCACACCTAATCTTATAAAATTCATCAAAGATATCATATACATTATCATATTTCTGAATCTGATTTTTGGAATTATAGAGATGAATATTATTATATGATAATCCCTTTGTAGTCGTTAATTTAAAGAATTTTTCTATTCCATCAATATTCTCATCTTCATCCCATTGTAATGAATTTAAAAATCCCTTCTCAAATGTAATCATAAAATCAATCGTTGTATCACTACTGTTATTTGTATAATCTATGATAGTCTTCTTAGGTGGTTTAGCTTTACCTTTACCTTTATCATTCTCTAATGATTTACTCTTTTTTCCTGTATCGGGAACCAAAGAATCTAAAAACTTTTTATAATCATCTGTCCATTTGCCAATAGGTAATTCGGTTACCCGAATACTACATTCATCTATAACTTCATATTTACCCTTACTAATATAAGTCTTTTTATCAATCTTTACAATTTTACCAATAAAATCTCTATAATGAGGACCAATCGTATTATATTGTTCCGACCGAATTTTACGTTTCATATTTTTGATAATATCAATCGGATCATGCATCGGGATCGTCGTACTGAATCCAGTTCCAATACCATTCATTCCATTCACTAAAACCATCGGAATAATAGGAACATAAAATTTAGGCTCAACAAGTATACCATCGTCATCATTGTATTCTAATAATGGAAAATCTACAGAAGGATAAAGGATATCAACTATCTTATTTAATTCAGTATGAATATAACGAGGACTCGCCGAATCATGACCTCCCATAATTCGGGTACCAAATTGACCATTCGGCATCAGTAAATTAATATTATTTGATCCTACATAATCCTGAGCCATACCAATAATAGCACCCTGAAGAGAAGCCTCACCATGATGATATGCGGCGTGTTCACTCACATATCCAGCAAGCTGAGCAACGCGAATTTCAGAATATAATTTCCTCTTGAAACAAGAATATAAAATCTTGCGCTGACTCGGTTTCAGACCATCGTATACCGAACCAATACTACGAAGAGTATCACTATTTGAAAAATGAATTAATTCTTTATCTATGAAATCAGGAATAGAAATATCAGTATCCTTGTGATCTAAAATAAGATTTTCATCAAAATTATATAACCACTCTTTTCTCATATCACTCTTATCCTTGCTAAATGCCAAACACATCTTCTCACTTGTATCTTCTGTATAAATATAATTATTTAATTTCATATTGCCAAAATATTCCCTCGCTTCCTGAGCAGATGATGTCCCTAAGCCCTTGTAATATTTAGTCTTCCATGATTTACTATTCTTTGTTTTCTTAATCCAATCGTTATATTCGGTTAATGTATAAAATGATTTGATCTTTTTCTTTAGTGAAACCTTTACAATCGGAGTAATCATACTCGTAATATATCCTAATTCTAAAAGAGAAGGCCACATATGATGAAAGACATTCATGACTAAACCCTTGATATGGGATCCATCGTGATCTTGATCTGTCATAATCATTATTTTACCATATCGTAACGATTTTGTATCCGTATATACCTTACCATTCACTAAACCCAAAATCTTTTTCATATTCGTTATTTCACTATTCTTCATAATCTGATCTAACGAAGAATCCCTAACATTCATTACTTTACCTTTCAAAGGAAAAGCACCATAAATATCTCGTCCTACAACAGATAAACCAGATACAGCCATTGATTTTGCTGAATCACCCTCAGTTAAGATTAAAATACATTGATCGGACTTCTTCGTTCCAGCCCAATTAGCATCATCTAACTTCGGAATATCTCTAATCTTATTCTTCTTTTGGCCATCAGTCTTTTTACTCTCCTTATTCATCTTGAATTCACTGAACATTAAAACACGATCTAAAATATCAGTCTTGTCTATAATATGCTTAATGAATTTTTCAGAAATCTCAGGCTTTGATCCAAATTTAGAAGGAGTCGTAATTAATCTCTCCTTTGTCTGACTATCAAATGATGGATTCACAATTAACGTATCTATAAAGATACGTAAATAATTCTTGATATAAGTCTCATTAATATCCCTCTTAGATTTTTTCATAATCTGCTTTTTTATATTACTTGTTAACATCTTACTTATCATATCAACATGTTTACCCCCCTTTGATGTACATATTCCATTTACAAAAGAGATCTGCTCAAAACTATCTGAAGTAGATAAACTCACTCCAATTTTCCAAATAATATTATTATCTACAAATTCATCATAAATTAAGACCTCATTCGTAAGATACATCTTGCTATAATCAGAGAAACTCTTTACAGGGAGCTTCACCTTATTTAAATAAACAGATACACTCTTATCTGTAATACCAGCAATATCATATACACGTCTCATCATCAGATTAATCATATCATCAGAATAACTCTCTATACCAAATCTCTTAAAATCAGCTTGCCACGTAATCTTTGTATATGGTTTTCCCGAATAATCAGTTATCTTGGGTTTCTGAATAATATTCATATTACCCCTGAATAACTGAGTATATTTCTTCTTTCTCTGACGATCAACAGTCTCCAACTTAAATGACTTTGAAAAGATATTGGTTAACTTCGCTCCATAACCATTTTTCCCTCCGACTACCTTTTGTTCTTCTTTATTGTAATTTGTTGAGGTCAATAATTCACCAAAGATTAATTGAGGAATATAAATCGGTTTCCCATTCTTCTTTTCTTTAGGATGCTCCGCAACATCTACGCCATCGCCATTATTCATAATACTGATTTCACCCTTTTCTACATTGAATTCTACCTTGATTTCAGTTACTAACTGAATACTCTTATCTGAAGCATGAAGTCCTGATAAACGAGTTACCTGATCCTTAGCATTCACTAAAATCTCATTGTAAATATTATATAATGCCGGAATATATTCCATCTCTTTTTCTACAATCTTATCATTCACCTTATCATAAACAGATAAAGTTTCTGAAATCAAATCACAACCACCAACATATGTATCAGGAGTATTGTAAATATGATTCTGAAGATTCTCTTTCTTGTATTTCTCTTCTAACGACGCCATTATGTTAAACTTATGTTTATTTAAGTTTAAATAAAAAAAAATCAAATTTAAAAATCAAAGTGAACAGACTAAGAAAAGATTATATGACTAGACGACTTGCGGCAAACGTGAGATTAAAATGTGACGGTGAAGAGCATCTATCAGATCCTGCTGCGGAGGAGGTGCAGTCCTGGCGCCAACCCCTTCTGCCGCCCTGATGCTAACGAGTTCTACTTGGGTCAGTATCGGCGTTTGATCGGCTAGGCTTTGGTAGCCGGGGGGGCGGAGCCCTTCCTCCAAGGCTCCAACCAGTCTATCGGACAGAAGAGCCTTTAGCACCGACTCATAACTGATGTTTGCGAGGCCAGTTAACCCAATATCATTGACCACCTCTTGTGGGATACCGGCACTTGGGTGAGCTAGTCTTGAAATTCTAACTTTCGCTAAAATACTACAATATAATTCTTTTATCAGTTCCTTCAGCTGGGTCTCCAAGAAGCGCTTTTGTCGTCTACAATCGTCTAGATTAGCTTGAACGTGTGCTAGATTTTGTTGAGAAACTAAGAGAGCGGCTGCGCTCCCCGCATCCCCAGCACCGGCGCTCGCACCGATAACCGCTTGAAGCTGCCTCTTCTCTTCCTCAAGTCCCTCAATTTTTTGCTTAAGCATGGTTATATTTTCCTGGATTTCTTTGCAGTTTGAGCCGGCTGCTACCGCGACTTGAGCTTGAGCTTGAGATGGTTCTCCTCCTGCTGCTGGATCCAGTCTCTGCTCTGAAAAAAGCGCTGGAGGGTTTTCTAGGTCTGGGCGGCCAGCGTAGCCAGCGCGAAACCTGCGCCCTGCTGCTGCCGCAGGACCAGCAACGTCTCCTCCTGCTGGTCCTGCTGGTCCTTGTGGTGGTGGTCGGGGGATTATCTTTTTGATGGAGGTGGCCTTCACTTTGCGCTGAGGCGCGGCTACCGGCTGAGGCGCGGCTACCGGCTGAGGCACCTGAGCCGTCTGAGGCGCATTGGTTTTAGAGAACCAATGTGGATTCTCCTGGGCCGCGTGGACGCCACCGCTGTAAAAGTCAAATAATTCTTCTACCAATCCATCTATAAGCATGGAACGCAATATAGGGGCACCAGTAAATTCTGCCCCCGTTAAAATCTTCCCTCCAATACTTATATTTTGGAGCGATTCCGGATCCCCCTGTATTATTAATTCTAGAACCTCTTTAATATCTTTTTCGTCTAATTTACCTTCTCCGACGGCTCGGTCTGTCAACACCCGATCTTGGCCTCTTATTTGTCTCGTAGTGAGGTATTCAGTTATTATTTCTCTCATTTCTCTGATTAAACCATCTTTAGTTTGTAGACCTTGCAGAGTGATACGATTTAAGAAATGATCTGCTTCAACCACGGCAGAACTTATATCTTTTCCGGGCTTCATAAATTTCCTGTTAAATATTTTTATAATTAAGGCTTTATCTTGATCATCTCCCCCTCTCTGTAGTTTCTTCTTCCGTTTCTTTTTCGTTTTTCGGTTCGTTAATTTTT